CAGCAAAATTTGATGCACAACCAGCAACAACACGCGCTTGATTTACAGATGCTGCAAGAGCAACACGCACAGAAAATGAATCAAGATCAGCAGATGGCTAGGATTAGAGAAGCCCAAGAAATGCAGCGTATGACATTGGCTGAACAAACGGCTAAGAAGATGAACGAGATCCGCGAAAGGCAAGCTGAGCAACAGGCCAAGGCTCAGAATGTTAAAAAGCAAGAGCCTAAAAAGGATGAATGATGGAACAGAAAATACTTGAACATCTATTGGTAAAGATCAAACAGATTGAAGATCAATATGCAATTGCATTGTCCGGCAAAAGCGCCAGGGACTATGCCGAGTATTCTGAAATGTGTGGTGTCTTCAAGGGATTGTCCCTTTGCAAAGGAGAGATAGACACCATGATGCAGCGTTTCAAGGAAGACGAAGACAACGAATAACCCGGCGAACCGATGTGGCGGGGGTGCATCGGTAAGCTTTTTTGTAGCCCCCTGCGAAGGAGAACTATGGACTTCAATGTTCAAGCTGTAGACTTATCTGGAATTCTTAATAAGAAAGCCGAAGATAAGGCAACGCAACTTCCCACGCCGCAAACTTATCACATACTGACGGTTTTACCCGAAGTAGATGAAGAGTACGAAAGCGGTTTAATCAAAGCTGGTACAACGATGAATTACGAAGAGGTGCTGACCCCAGTACTATTTGTAATTAAGCTTGGCCCAGATTGCTATCAAGACAAATCAAGATTCCCGTCCGGGCCATCGTGCAAGGAAGGTGACTTTGTTATTGTCCGTCCCAACTCTGGCACTCGAATCAAAATCCACGGCAAAGAATTCCGCTTGATCAAAGACGATCAGGTTGAAGCCGTTGTGCTTGATCCCCGCGGCATTCAACGAGCAGCATAAGGAAACAACATGGCAACTGAACAAAGAGAATTTAAATTCCCAGACGAAGTGGAAGAGAAGATTGAAGTGGAAGAAACGCCTGAGCTTGAGATCGTTGACGATACTCCTGAGCCAGACCGCGGTCGCAAGCCGGCTGACGAACCACCAAAAGAGTTTTCCGATGATGAGTTGGAGACCTACAACGACTCCGTAAAGAAACGGATTAAACATTTCACCAAGGGATATCACGATGAACGCCGAGCTAAAGAAGCGGCTTACCGTGAGCGCGAGGAAGCTTTAAGGCTTGCTCAAACCGTAGTGGAAGAGAACAAGAAACTCAAAGGTTCCCTGAATCAAGGGCAAACCGCTTTGCTGGAACAAGCTAAGAAAGTGGTTGAAAACGAGCTTCAATCTGCCAAGAATAAGTACAAAGCTGCTTATGAAATGGGTGATTCTGATGCTTTAGCTGAAGCACAAAGTGAACTAACTGCCGTAACAATTAAGGCAAGAGAGTTACATAATTTTAAGCCAGCCCCTTTACAAGAGGAAAGAAATGAGGTACAAACGCAGGTAACGCAACCAGCGCAGCTAGACCGAAAGGCGGAGGCCTGGAAAGATAAGAATCCTTGGTTCGGGCAAAATCGGCGCATGACCAGTTATGCGCTTGCCATACACGAGGAACTCACGCAAGATGAGCGATTAAATCCATCGAGCGAAGAGTACTACCGAAGAATTGATTCCGAAATGCGTACTAGGTTCCCAGATGCTTTTGAAAGCGATACTGAAGTGGATGCATCTCCTCCACCCAAGAAGTCGGTAGTTGCACCTGCGTCTAGGAGTACAGCGTCTAAAAAAATCGTACTTACTACAAGTCAGGTAAACATCGCCAAAAGGCTTGGTGTCTCATTAGAGGACTATGCCCGTCAGGTTGCTAAACAAAGATCAGGAGCTTAATCATGTCAGAACAAAATCGTAAACCTAGAGAAGTTGAAACTCGTGCAGTAGCACAAAGACCGGATGCCTGGAGACCTCCAGAACAGTTGCCAATGCCTGATGCCCGTCCTGGATGGGAGCACAGATACATTCGCATTAGCATGGTCGGAAGCGCTGATCCTAAGAATATTTCTATGCGTTTGCGCGAAGGTTATGAGCCTTGCAAAGCGGAAGAGTATCCTGAGCTGATGATGCACGAAGTTAATGACGGTCGATTTAAAGGTGGCATTGAAGTAGGTGGACTGTTGTTATGCAGAATTCCAGCCGAGTTTGTTAAGCAAGCGTCAGATTACTACGCTAAGCAGAACCAGGCTCAGATGGAATCAGTAGATAACAGTTTCATGCGTAATAGTGATCCAAGGATGCCTCTGTTTAAAGACAGACGTTCCGAGGTGACATTCGGTAAATCTTAATTTTAGGAGTCCTTAAATGGCATATCCAACTGTCTCGGCCCCATACGGGTTCAAGCCGGTCAATCTGATCGGTGGACAGGTATTTGCGGGTTCTACTCGTAACCTACCTATCCAATACAACTACGGTACAAACTTGTACTACGGCGATATCGTTAAATTGGTTCGTGGCTTTGTTGTGCAATCTACCATTACCACAAGTACTGGTGTAAGCACATGGGGTACAGACGCACCAACAGACAACATCGTTGGTATCTTCCTTGGCTGTTCTTATACAGACCCAACAACCAAGCAAAAGCGTTACAGCCAATACTGGCCCGCTAACACTTTAGCTGGTGATGCACAGGCTATCGTTGCTGATGATCCTGATCAAGTTTTCAAAGTAGTTGCTTTGGCATCTGCTGGAACTCTTGCTTCTGGTTCTTTTGCTTTAGTTGGTCAAGATGTTGGTATTAACCGCTCATGGGCGGCTGGTGTAGGAAACGTTAACACAGGTGATTCATACATCGGTGTTACATCTCCAACATCATTGACAACCACAGCTGCTGTACCAATGCGTGTCTTGAACGTTGTTCCTGATACTGTTGTGTCACTAGGTACTACTACCTATACCAGCATTTCTTCTACGACCATTACCTGCGCTGCAATTCCAAACGCATTGCCAGTTGGTACTGATCTTGGAACTCTTGCTGCTAACGGTCAGTACATTTCATCTGGTAGCTTTATTGCCGCAGCAGCTTCTGCTGGAGCAACATCACTAACAGTGAACGCAGCACCAAGCCCAGCAATGGTCGCATCTTCAACCTTAGTATTTAACCAATACCCAGAGTTACTCGTTAAGTTTAACTTCGGCGCACATGGTTACTACTACCCAGTTACAGTTTAAGGAGTAACATAAATGGCTATTTCACGCGCACAACTATTGAAAGAGTTGCTCCCTGGACTGAACGCATTGTTTGGACTTGAATATGCTCGCTACGGCGAAGAGCACAAAGAGATCTACGAAACAGAGACATCTGAGCGTAGCTTTGAAGAAGAGACCAAGTTATCCGGTTTCTCTGCTGCACCAGTCAAAAACGAAGGCTCTGCCATCGCTTATGACAATGCACAAGAGGCATGGACAACTCGCTATAACCACGAGACTATTGCTCTTGGATTCTCAATCACTGAAGAGGCGATTGAGGATAACTTGTACGACAGCTTGTCTGCTCGCTACACCAAGGGTCTGGCTCGCGCAATGGCTTACACCAAACAAGTTAAAGCTGCTGCCGTATTAAACAACGGCTTCAACTCTGCTTATGTTGGTGGTGACGGCGTTTCTTTGTTCAGCAACTCACACCCATTGGTTAATGGTGGTACAAACTCCAACAGCCCAGCTACTCCTGCCGATTTGAACGAGACTTCTCTTGAGAATGCCGTTATTCAAATCGCTGCATGGACAGACGAGCGCGGACTTTTGATCGCTGCTAAGCCAAGAAAGTTGATTGTTCCTCCAGCACTACAGTTCGTTGCAACCCGTTTGCTCGAAACTAAACTGCGCGTTGGTACAACTAACAACGACATTAACGCTATCGAGAACAATGGTTCTATCCCAGAAGGATACACAATCAATCACTTCTTGACAGCGCCTAATGCTTGGTTCTTGTTAACCGATGTACCTAACGGTATGAAACACTTCGAGCGTACACCCCTGCAAAATTCAATGGACGGAGATTTTGATACAGGGAACGTTCGCTACAAGAGTAGAGAGCGTTATTCATTCGGGTGGTCTGATCCTCTCGGTATTTACGGAACTTATTGATTTCATTAAAGAAATTAATATTTTCAAAGGGGCTTCGGCCCCTTTTTCTTTGTGTTATAATTTCCAGTATCGTATAACAGGAGTTGATATGGAATATCCAAATAACAGATCGGAAGCAAAGAAAAAGGGTGCTACTCATTACTTTACTGGGCAGCCATGCAGTCGTGGTCATATAGCACTACGCAAAACTAAAGGCACTTGCATTGAATGCATGAAGGAAGACTGGAAGATTGATAATGAGAAAAGAAAAGAAAAGCCAAAGTCTGAGGCGGCAAAAGAAGCTGGTCGCAGGTACTATGAAAAGAATAAAGAAGCGGTAAAGGCTAGGGCTAATGCTAGACCTAAAGAAGAAGTTAACCAATACAAAATAAAACACAAAGCCAACAATCCAGAATATTACAAAGCACTCACCAGCGTTCGTAAAAGGCGGCATAGAAATGCTACTCCGGCTTGGATCACGGCAGAGCAAAAACTGGCTATGCGTGAGATGTATTTACAGGCCCAAAAGTTAACTAAGATTACTGGCGAAAGATATGTGGTGGATCACATCATTCCGCTGATCTCGCCGGACGTTTGCGGCCTCCATGTGCCGTGGAATTTAAGAGTCATTACGCAGGAAGAAAATCTTAAAAAGTCAAACAAACTTCTTGATTAATTTTTGATTTCGTGTATTATCTGAGCATCTGGGAATTCAACCTTGTTGCCAGCCCGCCCAGGGGTCACGATGCAACGATTAACAAGGTAACTTTTGCATAAGGAAACTTATAATGGGACGCAGTACCTTTGAAGGCCCGATTCTATCTGGCGATAACCGTTTTGGCCCACAACGTGACGTTGGCTACACAGACCTGGTTCAAACAGCTCTTTTAGATTTTTCTGTAACAGCTGCTAATACAGCTAACTACGGCGGCGGCTCTGGAGTATTTGTTTCTTCAAACAATATTCCCAATAGCATTGCTACGATCTACACTCCACAATCTGGTGCTTTCAGCAATAGCGGCCCAACTACTGCATCTGCTCCTACAGCAGATACATCTGGAACGATTTATCGTGGCGTAGTGTTTTATCTACCCTATTCTTGCAACATCACTGATGTGATCGTTGACGTTGGCACATTGCCTACAGACGGAAGCGTAACAGCTAACTCTATCCAACCTTATGTTTCTAATAACTTTGCTACAAGCACAGGCGTATATGCAACTATGGCTGCGATTACTTCTGCTACTCGCGGCACAGCAACATACGTTGGATCACAGTTAACAAACAGCAATGCTACATTGCAAGACTTTCAGAACCCATTGGTTGGTCAGCAGCCATCATGGTTCTCTCAAGTTGTTGTTACACTGAAGATTACTAATACAAGTTTGACAACTCCAACATCAGGTCAGATTGAAGTAACAATTCGTTACAACCAAAATGACATGAACATTGGTAATAGCACAACTTACCCATACGGTAACTTTGACTAATCTCTAGGGGCTTCGGCCCCCATCTTTAAACTTTAAGGAGATTATTCATGGCAAATGCAGTGTTATCGTCAATGACCCGTATGGGCAAATATGAGCCATTTGATTTGCAAGTGGCTCGCGGTCAAGTTTATGGGCATAGTGTTTTAAACATTTATGGTTATCAAGCATCAGTAGGCACATCATTTGTACCTGTATGGGAAGGCAATAGCTCCTATACTTTCCCGTCATCTGCTATTCAAATGCACCTTGTCAGTTCTGTTAACACGGGCGCTGATGCAACTTCGTTGATAACTATCAATGGTTTAGACGCAAACTACAACCAAATTTCTGAAAATATAAAGCTTAATGGTACAACGGCTGTAACTACGGTTAAGTCTTATTTCCGTATCAATAGTATGGCAGTTGCTAGTGGCGCTCCTACTGGTAACATTACGCTAAAAGACACATCAGATACAACGCTGTACGCAGAGATTGCAGCAGGTAATGGTCGTACTTTGATGGGCATTTACACAGTTCCCGCAGGATATACATTCTATTTGAGCCGAATTGACATCAATACCAGCTTAAACGCTAACCCCGCAGGTTTTGCAACATATCAGAACTATCAAACAAATAGTGCAGGGGTATCTACCGTTACTATTGTGGCTCCGTTTACAAACAACTACCATACACAGCGAGTAATGCCCAGGCTTGTTTCTGAGAAAACGGACATCCAATTGCAAGCAAAAGTTAGTACCGGTACTGCGGCTTTGACAGTTTCGCAAGAAGGTTATCTGATTAAAAACGCAGCAGACGCAGGAAATACATAATGGCTAAGTCCCCAGCATGGCAACGCAAAGAGGGGAAAAACCCGGCTGGTGGTCTGAACTCCAAAGGGAGAGAATCCGCCAAGAAGCAAGGAATGAACCTCAAGCCTCCTCAACCAAAGGGTGGCTCAAGGAAAGATTCTTTCTGCGCAAGGATGGAAGGGATGAAAAAGAAGTTGACAAGTTTGGAAACCGCAAAAGATCCAGATAGTCGCATCAATAAATCTTTGAGAAAATGGAAGTGTTAAATGGATGCAATGGTTGTTTGGAACGGCGTTTTATCTCTATTGATAGGGATAATCGGGTTCTTTTTAAAAGAGAAGTTTAATGAAGTCAAAAGAATTGACATTCTGTTGAACAAAACCAGAGAGGAGATTGCTCGTGAGTACGTCACCAATGCAGAAGTTAATCGAATTACAGACCACATTGATCAACGCTTTAACAGGCTTGAAGCAAAAATTGATCAGCTTATTCAGCAGAGGCAAATAAATGCCTAGCAAGAGTAAAGCTCAGCATAATTTCATGGAGGCAATAGCCCATAATAAGGCTTTTGCAAAGAAGGTGCACGTTCCACAATCCGTGG